ACTAATGTTTGTAAGGAACCAAGACTATTTAAATCTTGAAAAGATGCTTGAATATCTCCACCTATCTTATATCCAAGATAATTTACAATGACACCAGTGTACGAACCATGTGGAGAAATTTGATATACTGGTTTAACAACATGTTGTAGATCTGTTGGTGCTAGATTTTGAAGAACACCAGCGGTAGATCCACTTAAAAAGTAAATATCATTTCCACCAGATCCACCACCACTGCCCATATCTGCTAATTTTGAAGAATTAATATTAATCGAACCATAAATTACAGTATTTAATTTATTTGTTGTTGAATCGTATGATTCAATTACTCCAAATACCTCCGACGTTTCTGCTTTATCTGCTTTTGCGGCAGTGTATCCTGAAGTGGCAACGTCATATCTAACCACTTGTCCAAGTGTAAGTCCAGAAACAAATGGTATTGAAACTAAAAGTCTAGATCCACCCTGGGTAACACTGATTGTGTTTATTGATGATTGTATGTTTGAACTAGAACTACAACTTGGCATATGCTACTCCATTAAATCGGATAACTTGCGTCCGCAATTATATGATAATTAACTACATCGTATGGAACAGCACCCTTACTGATATTTATTCTGACTGTTGTTTTATCTTGAGTTGTTGAAACTGTTGCTGAACCTGGAGTTCCACCACTTCGTAAAGCACTGGCATATCCTATAGTTCCAGAAGTAGATTTTAGATCTCGACCAGCGGTATAATTAAATATTTCATTTGCTACACCTTTTGGTGAATATACGGTGACGGTTGGATCGGTTCTCATTGTTGTTGGTAATTTCAACAAGTGGAAAGGTGATGTTGGTAAATATGTAAATGATAAGGTATTTAATGCTGGTTCTGTTGAAGAAATCATTGTGTTAGAACCGGAAGTTTGTGTATCGATATATGAAGTATAGTAGAATTTTCTAGATTTTCTTAACTTATCCTCATAACGTTCAAATATATGTGGGGGACTTGTATATGCTCCTGCGTATACAACCATTGATGCTAGACTTACATATAATCCTGTACCAACTGCCACCGTATTATCATATGCTTCTTCTACTAGAGGAATTAAATCAACTCCTATTTCAACATAATCGTTTGTATATGATCCAGCGGCAAGAGTTGGAACTTCATATGTGAAACTGTATTTTGTCCATGAAGTTGTTAAATCAATTGTTCCTATAGTTTGTTTACTTATTTGTGATCCACCAGAGTAACGAGCAAAATATACATTTGCTGAATAATTTGCCATGCTTGCCTTGGCATATAGACTTACCGTTAAATCTCCACCATTGAATGTTTCGATTTCTTCTATAACATGACCTACAGAGTATTCTCCTCCAGTTGGATCTGCTCCACCTGGATCTGCTATACACTTAACGTTAATGTAATATTCTGGTGTCCCTTCAACTTCTATACTAGAAGTACTGAATGTTTGTCTTTGAATATATTGAGAACTACCAGAAGCAATACCACTTTGTCTTCGTATCCAATTATCAGCAAAATAAACATCTCCAGATGTTGTATATTGTGAATCTCTTCCCGTAGATCTTTGCCATATGGAAAGATCTCCGTTGAAAGCATAATTCATTCCATTTGTCAATAAACTTGAACTTGTTGCGGATCTATACGACTGACCTAATACACCAACAAAGGCGTCGGTGGATGGACGAATAGATACATGCCAATATGATGGTGATGAGTCAAAAACTTGACCAACAACTAAATATCCACCACTTGTATCAAATCTATATTTATCATGTAATCTTAACTGACCAGTAACTCCAGATGCTGGAACGTTATATGTAAGTCCAGATATTACCCAAACACCTTGTTTTGTAGCAGCAGATTGAATGCTTTGGGGTATTACGGTAGTGCTTCCGTGTGTTAGAATTTTATAAATGTTATAACTTCCACCAGATTCATCTACACTTTCAATCATACCAACTACAAAATCTTCTTCTGGAGTAAAATCAAATACTGATATATTATCTGCTGGTGTAATAATACCATCTAAATTATTCGCATAGTTTTGACTACCAGTCAGAAACCAACCATCTACCGCTGTTCTTCCTGTATTTTCTAACCATTGATGGAAGAATGTATTTCCTGCTAAGATATCAGGAGCAAATGATATAAAGTTACCAGCAGAGAATCCATAACTACTTGGATTTGTTATCGATTTAGAAATTTGTACATATATTTTATTAGTTCCGGAAAGTCCTTCAGCACCGGAATCATTTAAATAATTTCCTCTATACTGAAGAACAACTCCCGCAGTTTCTCCCAGTCCTAATATAACTGGTTTAGAAACATATCCAATTGTTGTTGGTTCTGTTGTTGTAATATAACCAGCAGTAGTACCACTTAAGAAATACACGCAACCGGGGGATAAAGTTCCACCAGCAACAGTTTCAAAATTTCCATTGATTCTTCCAAGAACAGTGACTACAGAATAACTGGATGTTTGTGACGATATAACTCCAACTACTTCCGCAGAATCTGGATCATTTGCTTTTGCCGCCGTATATCCTGAAGAATTAATTCTTACAACAGATCCAAATGTATAACCAGAAGTTCCTGTTGTGATTCCTGAAACTTTAAATGAACTATTAGGTATGACAACTTCACCATTAAAACTAATAGGACCAGAAAATGTCAATCCTGATTGAATATTTCCTGAAGTACCACCTATAGAGACAGTAACGATTCCTGTTGTAGCATTTAAAGATGCTAAAACACCATCACCACTAGTGACACCGGATACTGTAATATCATTTAATTTAGCAATAATTTCATTATTTTCTTTTAGATACCAATCATAAAAGGTTGAATTTCCTGCTAACTGACTTATTGATGAATTAAATGGAGTGAATGACATTCATGACCTCATTTATGGAGTAATATATGCTAATTGTCCATCAGCAAATGCTATTGAATATGTGGATGTGGAAGCATTAGTTGTTATTGTTAAGACTGGAAAATACGTTGATGAATTTATAGAACTAGTTCTAACTTCAGTATTAGTTAACTTAATATTTTTTCTAGAAGCACCACATGTATTATGTGTGTTTGTGTTTCCTTGAGAATTATCTCTAATATCTGCGTCTTGTGTGTTTGAACAATTATCATTTGGACAGCAACTTATTTCTAGTTTCTCACCAACAAAACCAACACTACCAGAACCAGTTACCGAAACATTTTGTGTTCTTGCGGTATTATTATAAATCCAAAAACTCATTTTTGAAACGCTATCTGTCCACAAATACCAACCAGCACTAAAAACTACAGTAAATGTGAGAGTGGATCCAGAAAGAGAAGGTGTTGTAAATAAAATTAACGTGGGAGAAAGAGGTATCATTCCCTCCCAAAAAGGAACATCATATCCCCTAGAATCCGATGCCCAAAAATTGTTCATTCTTTGAGTTAAATTTAAATTAATAAAAAATAACTCTTGAACTTCATTCAATTCGGATGCTTGAAGAGCATATCCTGGATTAAATCCTAAAAGATAATAATTTTTAGGATCAGCAAGAGATGAATTATAATTACTATTAATTCTACTATTGTATGGAGAGCTAGTTAGTGGAAGTGTGCTTCCAAACGGTGAAACCATTTTTTATATTCCTTTTACGATATTTATACGAAAAATTACAGAATCTATATCTTCAACTGGAATGTTTGCGTCTAATTTAGTAGTTGACAATACTTTTCCAGTATATTGTACAAATACTGGTGTTTCTAATATTGATACAATTGAAGAACCACCTTTTGCTGCTCCACCTTTAGGACCAGATAGTTGTGACCCAATCAAACTATTTGATTTTGTATAGTCTAAATTTTTAAATTCAACATATGATGTTGGTGTACCACCAGATGGTGTTACATTTTGAGAAGCTGTAATTGTGGTATCTATATTTGTATAGTCTACACCCAACTGTTCATATGGAATGTCATAAATTTCATTTGATCCTGGTAATAAAGATTCAGATGTGATGTTTTGAACTTCTGCCTTTACGGTTGTTCTGAAAACATAATCTAACTTTTTATTTAAGTTAGAAGCAGTTGGAGTTTCTGTTGATCCACATATTCCAACTGGATTTTCTAATAAACCAAAGAAATTAACCTCTGTTGGTAATAATATTCCAGAGTTTTGAATTGTAGTCGTATCCATTCTGGCATCAATCATTACATGTTGAGCATTCAATACCGAAACCGGATCAAATGCCAAACCATCAATTACATCAAGATTTACACTAATCGATGCCAATAATTCTGTAGAAGTTATTGAAGCACTTAATATTGAACTGTCAATTGATAATATTGTATCTTTGTAACCAGAACCTGGATTGATTACTTCTATTCCATTAATAATATAAGTTTCATTAAATACTCCAGTTTTTAGTCTTATTCTAGCACCAGTTCCAGTATTGCTGGTAACGGTTAATTCAGGATTTTCCTGTGTGACTAATAATTGTGAAGTTGTAAATGAACCTAAATTAATAAATGCTGATACAATTGAACCCTCTTCCAGATTGTCGTTTGAGTTTACTTGATACAAATAATAATAAGGAGAAGCGGTTGATATTAAATTTTGTTCAACAGAATTTCCTATTAGTGTATACTCATCAATTATTTCAATCGAAGTTGGGACTGTTTCTGTGTCTTCATAAAAATAAGAAACAAACTTATCATTATTCTTCATTAAATAATGACAATCGCTACAAGTAATATTTTCTGCTATAGTAAACAGATCTCCCTTTAAATACTCAATTGTTCCTGAATCGTCATCTGTGCTTAATGGTGTTTTGGCATATATCGCACACTGTCCAACTGTAGATGTAGCATTATCGCAAAATTCTTGTGTCTGTAATAGTTGACTCTTTTGGTCTTCTGAATCAAATAGATCGAACGAAATTACAGGAATCCATTTAGAAGTTATAAATCTTTCAATTGATGGAGTCATTCTATAAAGTGGTTTCCAGGAATAACCATCAGAATATCTTTGAATTCCTACTGTATGAGTCGGTCTTATATTTGAAACATTTTCTCCTCTGAGATCGGTTCGATTGTTTTCGTTATCAGACACACAAAGATAAACATATTGATTTTGATCATTATAGACGTAATAGTTACCAGTATTTTCTGTTGTCCCAGACCATGGAATATATGGTCTTTTTTGTATCCATTTAACATTTGGAACTACTGGATATATGCTATTTTGACCAACCTTTATAGAAAAGTCGGATTGTTTCCATACGTCCAATGATGCTTGGTTTGAATTTGAAGTTGTTGATTTTGTATCAGATCCAACAAAAACAAATAATTGATTCTTTGTTCCAACATCTTTGATGTAATTTTTAATTGTAGTGCTTTTAATACTCATAGGTAATTATCTCATGAACATTGTGATCCATCATTTGGAGATCCGATATCTGCCGGGTAGCATAATTCTAACATAGTGCTGATATATATGTCTTTAAAATTAAATACATCTGTTTGATTTGTCCAAGATGGGAACACATAAGTCGGTCCAGTAAAACCAGAGAAACTAGCACCACAGCAACCAGTATTTGCTGTTAATCCGACAAAGGTTATTCCAGCAGGCCAGGATCCAGAAATATAAATTCCAGCGGTAGATCCACTATAATCAAAAGATATTCCATATGGAGCATAATTTTTGAGCATTGGATATTCACACACAAATGGAAGTGTCTCATCGAAAGTTGGACCTTGATAATCTGCCAAAGTCTTTTCGAAAACAACTTTAATTCCTGCTGGATGTAAAATATTAAGATATGTCTCTTTATATTTGGTGGAGATAACTCCTACCTTTAAAAGATAAGACCAATCTTGTATCCAATTGCTATCTTGTAATCTTGATCCATTTAAATAACTACCACTTAGGGTTCCAAGATCTTCATATGAACCAGTTCCACCTGGAAAACTAAAATCTGTATTCGAAAATCTACCACCATTTAATCTTAGAATATTTTTCTTTGGAATCTCTATGTTTATTGAATCTTCATCTAAACCAAACAATCTTGTAAAAAAATATCGAATACCATCTTCTGTAGTTTTTTTATGATAAACTGCGGTTCTTATATTTTTAAGAAATAATCTTAAATTTTCTTCAGTTACAAGTCCACCGTTTTCTTCTAATGAATTTGGATCAAATCCATCAGCATATATCATCGCCATTCTTTGTAAAAAACTAGACCTTGTTCGATCTATATCAATAAGATCTAAGAATTTTTGACTGAGTTGATATTGAGATCCAGCATCAGCGTCACAATATAACCAGTCATAATATTTTTGAATGAAGTCGTAAATTGTTAACTGACTACTGATACCATCCGCTTCTCTATCTTGTTTTTCAAACAAAACCCAAGATGGTATTTGAGAATTTATTGAATAATTTGTTGGACAACCAACGTTAAAAATAGTATCACTCAACTCATCAATAACATCACTCAGGGATGCTATTTTTGATCTTATCGTTGGTGTTTGACTATTTAAAGACGTACTAAGCATTAGAGTAGTGTTACGTTATTTGAACTGAGTGTTACTAAATTATTTAAACCTATTATTACATTTTTCTTGGCAAAGTTTACAATTAAATTAGCGGTATTATCGATAATACCACTCTTGATATTTATTACTCCGGTCGATGCTATAAAATAACCAAAGTCTCCAGAAATCTTGGTTTCAGCACCAGTCGTTTCATTTCTAGACCATAATTGTAAATCAATTTTATTTGATTTAGAATATAATGATGTAGCATACATTTTCAACACTCCCTTGCTTCCGCTCGGGATTCCAGACAGGGAGCAATCGAATGGTTCTGTTATATCAATATATGTGGATATTGGAAGATATAATTCATTATTTAAATTGAATGTATATTCTTTGTTACTTTCCAATTCCTGCTGAACATATATCTCAAAGTCATCTGGTGAGATTATTAGAGCATTATTTAAATCTTCTTGAATGAAAGTGATAAAATCAGAAGCACTGAATGTGACATTATACTCTTGTGTCTTGGCAAAATTAGAATTAAATTTTGACTTTACAGCAGTTAATATTGATGATCTGTTTAACGTATTATTTGATAATTTAAACTTAAAATCAACATTTACGGTAAGTTCGTTTGAAATTACATATTCTGGTAGAACAGTGATTACACTTCTTTCCTTCAAGAAATTGATGAATTCTGTAATGCTTGAATTTGAAGGTTGTATATTTGAAGTTATGAACACTCTTCCGTATTTTGGTGGAGATATTGATTGACCACCAAACACATTAAACTGTGTTTCATCTTCAAAAAATCCTGCTTCAATTAACAATGCCTTATAATCGTTAACCGTCACTGCTCTTTCTTGAGAAGCAAACCATTTTGGTGCTAGAAAACGAATAGTGCTTGGATCTGGTTTTTTTCTTCCACCAGTTGACTGAGAAACAGTAACAACTGAATAGTTTCCAGCAAATCCATTCAGAGCAAATGTAGATAAACTATTTGCGTCAGAACCATTTGTTGTAATATAACGAACCAAAATTTTACTAGTTGTTGCTGGGTCTATGTCTTTTCCGAGAGAATTCTTTGATCCAAAAACTATGGCAAATCCATTACTAGTTCTTTCAACAAAGTAAATTCTCTCATCTGTTTGGGAAACATATCCAACGTTGTTTACTTTTGTCCAAACATAGTCAACACTATCTTCGGTTATCGTTACCTTAAGAGTACTAAGATCAAAGTCTTCAGCAACAATGACAATTTTCTGTACATCAAAATCAAAAGTAGGAAATGCGTCAAAGGAACCAACAAATGATTTTGCTTCATAGATATCAAATTCATCTGTGTTTCCATCAGCATCTATACCCACTTCTTCTAAGTTAAAAAATGTATATTGAATGCCTTGAGAATTTGTGGAATAGAATGCCGTTCCTTCTGGTATTGTGGTGGCATTAGAAATACCATTGACTGTGATTCTTGCCTTTGGTGCGGTGCTTGATGGAACAGTATAACCAAGAGGTTTAGAAAGAGATATTAATGAATCTTCTTTTTGTGCGCTGTCTAAAAATGCTTCAGCGTTTATCATGTTAGCATAATACGCATAATAAAATGTATTATATGCTAATAGATCAATCATAGATTGAATGGCACTTCCTTCAAAATTATAACCACTAAAGACAGATTGATTTCTTAAATAATCAGTCAGACTTTGTTTTATTTCGGAAAATTCTAAATTTCCCAGAGTTGTTGGTGTTTTATTTGTTGCCATTATCTATCCCTTGTGATTGCTATTGTGAGTGTATCTTTGATTCCAAGATCTGGTATTTCATAGAAAACATAAACGTCTATGGTATACTCTGCCTCTTCCGACTTGAGCACCCGAATCTCTCGTATCTCCACTCTACTGTCATATCTTTTGACATTTGTGGCGATTTTAGATTGAGTTGATAGTATTAATTCAGGAGTAAGATTTTCAAATAAATTAGTATATAAACTAGCACCAAATAAAAAATTAAAAGGTCTTTCACCCTGATTTGAAAGAATGATATTTTTTAACGATTGACGTATGGCACCCAGATCCTTAACTAGATTGAAATCACCAGTAAAAGGATTTGGTGTTATAAAAAACGGAATATCGGAATATATTTGTTTCTTCGTAATCATTATTATTATTTATCTAAAAATGGTCCTGTTGGTATTGAATAATCATTTGGATCATAATGTAGACTATTTCTATTTAACGTTAATATCATGTAGTAACCTATAGTTCCCTGTATCACATGTGATATTTCGGTTATAACCCATTTACCAGATATCTTCTTATATTCATTTTTTGTTTGATTTGGATCATCGTTGGCATTTACCACTTCAACAATTTCACCAATCTTCAAGGTTTCATTTGGTGGAACTGTTATTTGAATCTGTTGTGCCATTAATTGATTTGTTTGCGCTACTCTCTTGAGCGGTAAATCTAATGGAGTTTCCCAGAACGTAGCATATGTTCTGTCATACGCCAGGTAATTTTTAAATTCTTTTCCTTGTTCTGGGCAATTACAACTACATGGAGCATTTGGTTCCGAGAAGTCACATCCAAGGTAATCTGGTCCTAAATGTTCTTGTATTAATGAACATTCATTCATTTCATTGTAAAGTTTATATAGATCCAGATATGTTGGTTCTTCTTCTGTTGGAATTAGATATTGTGCTGGACATGAACAATATGGGGCAGCAGTACAACCGTCTGTGGATGGTACTGGTCCATCTTTAAGTGCCTGTGGGTTAGCACATTTTAATCCAATACCTTCACAACTGAGATTTCTTGATTTTGATATTACGCTAAACTGTACAGCAAAATTTCTGTCAAAGAAATCATATTCCGTATCTACTGGTGGAGTTACTAGACCATAATCAGTTTCTCCACTTAAATCATATTTCCATATATCTGTCTGTACAATCGATGGTCTGTAAAGAATATAATTACCAGCAAGATAATTCATTAATGAATCATTAAAATATTGATTCAGAGCATTTTTCATCGGATTAATTGACGTTGATTCATCTGAATCGACATAAAACGATGTAAACGTATCATTATTAAATAGATTTTGTACTGATGGTTCTAAAGACATCCAGTGTTTAAATTCACTACCATACCAGTTTTTCCAATAGTTTGGAGAAATTGTAAATATTGCTTTTCCTCCAAACATATCCCTTGCCTTGGTGTTTGGACTCTTGAACATGTTCGCAAATCTAACAGGTATGAATAGATTTCTTGGTACAAATAAAGACCACCATGAACGATGTGGTTTTAATTTTCTGTAACTATTTGGAAGGATGTATGATCCAACAACGGATGTTCTATATAATGGATCAAATTGCTTTCCTGAACTTACACCATAATGATATAACGATTCCATCCAGTCTTGTGAATCATTCTCAAAATAGTAACCCCCACCATTGTGGAAATCTAGATCATAACCACCACCATGCATGTCTTCCTGCATGGGATCATAGGCATAATATGGGAATTCTGTTTCAAATCCAGGTTCAGGCCACAAATCCATTCCATTATAATCAGATGTCAAATAATCTGATTTTGATAAAACAGATCCAGTATCATGATTCCACCATCTATAGTAATTACCTTTATCAATACCCTGTAATTTTCTATTTGTTGGTAAATCGTCTTTTATTCTTTTAACAGCAACATCAAATCCATAAGGATCCATTCCAATTACAGCAACGTTATATTTCACACCCTGTCTACCAAAAGGACCAGGTGTTAATTGAACTAAGTATGGTAAGAAATACTCAACACCCGCATCTCGTACAAATCCATTTGGGAAATCTTGTATACGATCTAAACCAATTGGATTTTTAAATTCTACTCTAACATAGGAAGAAATTTCTTCCTTCTTAATATTTGGTGGTTTTTTACCTGTTGTATCGTAGAAGTTAAATGTATTTCTAAAATTTTGAGTATTGACTAGATTTAAATCAGATTGAGCATTCCCATAATCCTCTATACCTTCAAATTTATTCAAATTGGTTATATCAGAAAGAGAATTTAAGTTTATATGAAGTGATGAAGCTTCAACATATTCATTAGATCTAAATGAGGGACCAGTATCAGTAAATACACCATTGTCTACAAAAAAAGTTGGATCATCTGTTTCATCTGAATCTGTAAAACTAAACCATTTATGTGGTTCTCTTGACGATATAAATCCATTCTCGGAGTAACCCTGATCGTAATATGGATGTTCTGTGCTTTGCTCATCATTACCAAAGAAAATATTGTAAATCCATTCACCTGTTAGATTTCCAGTAAGACCTATTTTATTTGCTAATAGTTCGTATCTACTTCCACGAATTTCTTTTCTAGTAATCTTTTTGATGTTGTGTAATGATAATGGTGAATTAACTCCATCAAAATCTTCATTTTTGAATATTGATTGCCCTGGTTTTTTAGAGAAGAAAAACGCATTTCTACCATGCCATTCTGTATAAGCAAGATTCCATTTAGAAGTAAATTCATCTACAACTTTTTGTCTCAGTTGTGTATATAATTCTTTTTCTACTTCGAGAACTTGTTTTTCCGCAACACATGTTCTTCTTAAAACTTCAAGTGCTACTGAACTCAAACATGTAGTATTATAGCAACCATCATTCGATAGACAACTTTTTGTTGTTTCGATTATTTCTGAATTGGATATTGCTGGAATTAATCCAGTTTCACTTCCATAATCAAAGAAAGACCAATCTTTTATTCCAACATCCCACAAATAAGGGGCAGCATAAAGATATATTGGTGAATATGTTCTTGCTGCTGTTTCTGTTGTATATTTTATAAAACCCCGAATTATTGGATCATTTGAACAATCATGGAATGCTTCTGGAAGAACATATCTGACATCTTCTAAAGTTGGTAATGCTGAGGGTCCAGTTGGTCCGGTTGGTCCTGTGGGTCCGGGTGGACCAGGAGGACCAGGAGGACCAGGAGGACCAGGAGGACCGGGTGGACCACCACCAGGCGATCCTCCACCTTCACCATCATTAACACAATCATCACAGGTTTCAACATTGACTCCGCCAGCTAAAAAACAAATATTAATATCAAGTTCCGAACATATTTTTTCACCAAGAAAACCTGTTCTACAGCAATTTACAAATGTAGGTGAAGGTGGTGGTGATGAAGTATCCGGAGCACAATCTCCAGTAAAACAATCTAATGCTTGTGCTGCTCCTACAATTGCCAACGTATCGCTACAATCAGAAACTTCAATCTCATTTGAACTACATGGTGGTGCTTCTTCATCTGGAGCTACCGCTAATGTGGTGCTGCATGTAAAACAAGTCGGAAATGAACTACACGCCACACAATGCCTAATATCTACGCCACCCGGACTAGTTCCTCTAAAAGTAATTGTATCGCCAATTGTTCTAGATTTAAATTGTAATTGTGTGTTTGGTTGGTTTCCAAAAACAACTTGTGCTACTCCTTTATTTACAGGAATAGTGGTTGACGGTAACATACCAAATTCGCATTGACTAACGGGCCAATCTGTTATTACTTCTCCAACTATGGCATCTCCAACATATCGGAATCCCAAAGTTAAGTCTATTGGTCTGACATGATTGGATTGTTTATCAACTAAAACAGATCTATAGATATTATCTGCGTTTGTTTTATATGATTCAACTCTATTAGAGATAAATGAATTTAAATTGGTAATTCTTTCATTTATTTTTGTTAGAACAATATCGTATAATCTAGTTGCTCTATTTAATACAAATTGAGAATATGCTATTGGAACTTCTGGTCCTGTTATATTAAAAAAATCACCAATACTTTGATTATAGGGTTCTTTTGTTAAATCATATGAATACGTTAATCCACGTTCGTAGAACGTGTTGCCAGAATCATAATTTAATAAATCTGTAAATGAACCAGCAGCAACAATTTTATAATCTTCACTATACTCTGAAAATATTCCAGTAGGTCCAAATAAAGCATTGTAAGTATAACCAGAAACTGGACCAGGATTATTAAATACCTCTAGGTCTTTTTTACTAAGTCTACCATTTTCATGACAACAAACCGTACATCTGTAAGTTTCCCATTTTCGTTTGATGTTCTTTTTTCTTGCGTATTCTTCTCTCTTTTTCTTCAGAGGTTTTCTAATTTTTTCTTGAATACTCTTGAATGTGGAAAACCGTAAATCAGTTAAATCAAATTGTGGTTGCCATGCCTTTTTACTCCAGGGTGTGCTGGCAGTCTTTCCATAAACTTCCCAATCTTGTGATGTTGGTGTATTTAAGAAGTTCTTATTAAAGAAACCGTATATTTCATCGTCCACACGAATCGCCTGTTTTGGTTTGCCATTTGGTAACAATGGATCCGTATCGATATCTTCGCTGATTAATTTATAATCATCAATTAAAACTACATCATTATATGATTTGTTGTAATCATAAAGTATATCTTTTGTTTTGAAAGATTCTAATGAGTCTGTAAAATCAATATAAGGATTATCATAATTAGGATCAACTCGTCTGTAGAAAGAGGAAAGAGATCCGGTGTTTAACAATCGTTCTATATTGTATTCTGTTAAAACTTTAAATTCTATTATTTTCTTTGGGTTTACTTCATTAATATTTACAAGAAGAGCATCTACAGGATCTTTTGTTTTTTCAGAATCTTCATTTTTTAACATCTTAGATAGAGATCTAAAATTCCACCCATCTCTATCTTCCCACCAAAAATAATCACATGAATACTTTGTAAAATTACCATCCCAAGCATAATTACTTAAATATTTAAATAATTGTGAAAGTTTAGTCTGCCCTTTGCGTTTCATCCAAGGATATGAAACGTGATCATGTTTCAACCAAACACCCGTATTGGATTTATCAACTTTGTTTAATTTTAAATTTAATTTTTCAAATATAAAATTAATTAAACCTTTTTCCTCTGAATTTTGATCAGTAGATAAGTAACCAACAAAGTCTTCTTCATCCTGTAATATTGAAGTATTGTAATCTGGTAAAAATATTTCAGAACTTACAAGATCAAGTCTCCAAAGAGATATTCTTTCATTTGAAGTTGATATTTCTTTATAGTCTGCTTCATTTGTAATGCTTTTAGCACCATAAACATGGAATTTAAATTTATATGGTTTCTTTTCTTTTCCAATTATAAATTGTATTTCTACTTTTTCGATTCCATTTATATTAAATTCATCAATCCAGTTTCTTATATCGGATACAACCATTGTGCCAAATATAGAACCAGACAACATTGATTCTTTAAATACAAATGTTTTTAATGGTTTTGGTCCCGCTACTGTGGATTCCCACGGAAGAAGATTGAACTTTAATTCTTCTCCTTCCGATATTTTTTTAGATATAACAAGAGAAACTATTTGAGTTTCAAATGGAGTGTTATATTTTACACTCAAATCATTATTATTACCATTTTCGAAATAGTTTACAGTGGCATTTAATGAATTTTGTAATTGTTTGAATTCGGACATTATACTATAATCTTAAAGGTATTACCTATTTGGTTTGAATTTAAAGCAGAATCGATTAAATCTAAGACACTAATTAGATATTCTTGTCGTAAGACTCTTATCTGTTGTCTTTGATAATATTTAGTTGTCACATCCTCTATTATTTCTTTCTTTATTGATCCACTTATAGGTGTACCACCACAAGCACCATATTTGTATAATAATGTGACAGCAAAGTTATTTCCAGTTGTACCTTCATCAACATATGTGGCATCAGAATCAACATTATAACCTGTAATGCCTGCTCTATATGGACTTAATACAATATTATTAGATGTGTAAAAGTAATCCAAACTTGTGGAATATGGTTCTATGTGTAGCAAATCGGTATAATCGGTTTCTTCTGGTTCCTCTTGTTTATCATAGAAAATAATCGTACTTATACTTCCATCATTTTCTTTTCTAGCAAAAATTACATTATCTCCTGCTTCAAAAGTTCCACCACCACTAATACCTCTTATTTTTCTCAAGACTGGATCAAAATCTGCTATATGTCTATATGCGGTGGGTTCCACATCTGTGGCAAAGTTTCCATTTTGAGAAATTACCTTTACCATAACATCACCTGGTTCTATGTTTGGTAGTGCGGATATGTAGAATGCGTCACCCCCATAATTTAAATCTAATTTTCGTTTAAACTCACTTTGACTCTCAAACCACTCATTCTGGAAATCAAAAATTCCATTTACTAGCAGAACTAACCAAGAATATTCTGTAGTTCCATAAAACTTTAAAGAAACAATCTCAGGAGATTCACCATCTTCAATGTAATAATCATAGTACGCATTACTCAATTCGACATCTTTAAATGAAACGTGTTTAAATATATCGGATAGAGTTATTTCTCTACCATTTAGATTATATTTGATTTGACTGTAATTTTTAAATAACACGATTATATCCTAAAATGAAGATGCTATTGCTGCTGTATTTTGAGAACCAGTAGTTACAATAGCACCAGAACGATTTGAAATTTGTAAAGAAGTTCGACCGCCAGCAGCACCCGTTATTCTTATTGCTGGTTCCAATTCCTGGAATACTAAAGTAACAGTATATGCCATTGGTTTAAAGATGCCATTTCCTTGCGATATCGCACCTAATGATGTAGTATCAATTGCTATTCTTTTAGACTTAACAACTTTTAATACAGAAAGTTGTGGTGTGCCAGACCAATCAGAATCAAAATTATAAGAATCAATAGCACCAACACCAAAAACCCAAAGGGGAGGATGAAAGAAAAATGTAAGTTTTGAAGAGACAGCACTAATAACAGTCGGTAGGGAAAGTGCCTCAAATGCTCTAATTATATTTCCTGCTTTTTCAGAATCTGCTTGAGTCAAACAAGGTAAGTATAAATTAACATCATATTGTCTTATCTGACCACCAGCTTTATATACTTGATCAGTATAATCTGTTTCAATTAATTGATTATAACCAAGTATATTGCTTGCTGTTCTAACACCTTTTAGTGCTCCTGCTGCTCTGGTTATTGCTTTATCGGTATTTGGTCCAAGCGCACCCCCCAATCCTAACATATCTAAAATTTTTCCTCCAGCAGACTGACCAAAAGCAACCAATTGATCAATACCAGATAAAGCTCTAGAATTTTCTGTCGTATACGCATTACTAGTTGTTGATACAAAATTTGTAGGTGCTGGAACTGCTATTATTTGTTTAAGATTTGAACTAATAGTAGCAATTGTTCCTCCAGAGCCCTGGGATCTGGTATATGAAGATGCTCTTCCAATTGCTGAACTACTATATTCATAGCAAAAAAATTTCATCCATAGAGGAATAGAATCAACAATATTCTGCTCGTTTGGAAAAATAATGGTTGATGTGCCTTCTGCTAATGCTGTTGGGTTTGGAAATGGCAAGAATTAACCCCTTCTAAATATTTAAATGCCCTATAAGACAAAATATATTCCTAAAAACTCTACAAAATATATAGGCGATATTAATAAAATAGTCTGTAGATCCTTATGGGAAAGAAAATTTTGTAAGTTTTTGGATGAAAATCAAAATGTGATTAGATGGTCATTTGAAACATTAAAAATACCATATGTATCCCCAATAGATCAAAAGATACACATATATCTTCCAGATTTTATAGTTGAGAAGAAAAACAATAAAGGTGAAATTGAGACTCTTGTTGTTGAAATCAAACCATATAAACAAACACAAAAACCATCTGCTGGTAAAAGAAAAAGTAAAAAGTCTTTAATTAATGAAAATATAATTTATACGATAAATACTAATAAGTGGGAAGCAGCAAAAAAGTTTTGCGAAAAACATTCTTGGAAATTTGTAATTCTTACAGAAAAGGAACTATTCGATGCCAGTAAGTAACGCGGTTACACAATTTAGACAAGATGTGATCAAAAAAGGTGGACCCCAGATAGCAAGTAAATATAGAGTTAGACTTTTTAGGTCAACTGGGTCAGATCCACTTTTAGAATGCTACCCCTTAAGTGTAGTGTTGCCTGGTAGAATATTTTCACTATACGAACATGATATATGGGGTCCAGTCCGTAAGATTCCTTATAAAAGAGGATATACTCAATGTAATATGACTTTTTTAATATATCAAGATTGGAGAGAACGAAGATTTATAGAAGGTTGGATGAATAATATAGTAAAAAATATAGACAATACTCCTTCATCTTCTAGTTCTTTGCCAAACTATAACTCATCTAATTCTATACAAGGAACAGCAGGACTTTCACCCCAACAAATAACAGATGCTGAAAATTCACAAAACGATCAACAGGCAAATGCGTTATTTAAACTAGGTTCAAGTGTAAATTCTCAAACATCAAATGTGTATAAAGATTATGTAAACTATATCAATGGAACTGGTAGAATTTTAATAGAAACTTTAAATTCTAATAGTCAATCCAGATCAGACCGGACTTGTAGTTTATTATTAAAAGAAGCATATCCAGCAACACTGAGTCCAACTACATTTGCTTCTGATGGAACTGGTTTTGCCTCATTTACTGTTGGATTTCAATTTAATGATTATTTATTATCTTAAGGAAAATATATGAGTAACTTAATTAATATGTTAAAGACAACCTTACCAAAGTATGTAACAGAACAACCATCGACACGAAAAAAGATAAAATTTAGACCGTTTACAGTAAGAGAAGAAAAAATTCTACTAATGTCAAATCAAACGGGAACTTATGAGGACTTCTTGTTTACGTTATCAGATGTCATAAACAATTGTTTTGAACTAAACACAGATTCTAAAAAATTGCCCATATTTGATATTGAATATTTTTTCTTAGTTTTAAGAAGTAAATCAATAGGTGAAATAATTGAACCAACGGTTATATGTCCAATAACTCAGGAGAAAATAAATTTAACAATCAATCTAGATGATATCAAACCAATTTATGATAATACTCATAATAGAGAATTTGTGATTAATAATGAAATTAAAATAACTATGCGTTATCCCTCATTAGAGTATATGGCACTTGAAAAACCAGAAGACTATTATGAAATACTCATCGATTGTATTGACAAGATAGAAACAAAAGATGAAATAATTGAATACACTAATACGTCAAGAGAACTATTAAAAGAATTTGTCGATAACTTAACCCAGATTCAGTTTCAGAAAATGATTGATTTTTTAAAAACAATGCCTAAACTTGAAAAAGAAATAAAATATAAAACTTCAGACGGAGTGGAAAGATCGTTAACGTTAAAGGGATTACAAGATTTTTTTCAATCTGCCTCAGCCACATAAATCTAAATACCATATTCAAAATAAACTTTAATCTAGTACATATTCAAAAACATAGTTTATCCGATATAGAGAATATGGTTCCTTGGGAAAGAGATTTATTTGTGGAACAACTGAGGGAGTATATAGAAGAACAAAACCTAAAGGCACTACAAGCAAGAGCAGAGATGGGTCATGAATAATAGAGAACTAATCAACAATCAATTAAACAATTCCTCAAACTCTAATTCTTTATTTGTCGTGAGATCGGGAGGGGATATTCAACATCAAATTCCAGATCAACTAGAAAATGATACACAACAATCATCTTTAGGATCTGTGAATAATTTTAATGTAAATGTAAATGTCAATGGATCTCCTACAACCACAAATCCAAGACAACAAGTTAAAAATATTTTGAATAATGTTTTAAATGTTCAACAACCAAAAACTTCTGAAGACTTAAAAAAAAATTACAAACAACCTTTAAGTCCAAATGGAAACTTTAATTATAACAATACTGTTCAGCAGATAATTCCTCAAAATAATTATAAAATAAACTATAGTGATAATTTTTTACTAAAAACATACAATCAACAAAATGAAAACAATGGATTAATTAATAATTATTTAAATACAGAAAATGTATTAAATAGAAATTTAATAAATGTTGATTCGGATTCAACTAGCACAAATATGATACCAAATGATATAAGTCAAAATATATCATATGATACGCCTGATCAAATAATCAAACAAAATATAAACAAAAAACAATTTTTAAATAAAATTGAAAATAAAAATAATAGTAATAATTTTTCTAATATTGTAAATTCACTTACAATATATTCTGATTTAAAAAATCCAGTTGTTAACAGTTATTCGTATTCAATGGCAAATATAAAAAGTGAAAATTCAAATTTAAATTTAGCATTTCAAAATTTAAATGAAATCATTAGAGGTTCTACACCTCAGAGTTCAATAGTTTCTTCTACTTTCAAGAATGAATTTACAGTTGATCAGATTCAAAATCAAAGAAATCTTTACGAGAATAAAAATTTTACATTACAAACTGTAAATCAAAATAATAATTTAGAATTTATGGATAATACCATTCGTAAACAAGAATCTATAATGGTGAATAGAAATAATATTATACAAAATCAAATATTACAAATGGCAAAAAATAATGAAAAACATCAAGAAGATATGGAACTTGTTGATGAAATGAATGATATTGTACCAGTTAATAAAGATTCACCGGATATGATGGTTGGTAATCACAATATGCCGAATAAAGAATTCATTCACATTAATGAAGAATATGATAATGACAGAGAAAATATGTTGATAAAAATGAACAGTCCTCCGATTTGGAGGACTGCTCTAGGGTGAGGAGAGAAATTTAGTTTAGTTATCTGCTAACTTTTGAAAATAACTTAGAGCATCTGATTCATCATCAACATCTTCTTCAACTGGTTTCTTGCTCTTGAGGTTTG